TGCCGCGGCGTAGTCGGTCACGTCCGCGTTTTGGTTGCTCCATCCTTGCGTATAGCTTTTAGCGGCTGTTTCGGCAGCAGACTCGGCAGCGTTAGCTTTATTAGTTGCATCTGTTGCTGCAGCGTTAATAGCATCTTGCTCGGCGTCAGTTATGACGCCATCTATCATTGCCTGCTCGCGAATATTTGTATAATCCTGAGCCGCTGTCTGTGCCTCATCAGCTTTTTGTTGAGCAGTTGCGGCTGCCGCGGCGTAGTCGGTCACGTCAGCATTGTCGGCAGGCTTGCCGCTACCGGAAACCTGGCTGCCCCAATCCGCATTATCGGAAGTGGCCAGCGAACCCTGATATTTTATTGATCGGGCATCAAGCAACGCATCGGGATAATATGAGTCAATATTAGCAGGCAATGAATTGACAATAGAGACATCCCAACCATCAGCCCATTTTTCTTTTTGGGTGTTTCTATGCCCCGCTTTAAAGTCTCTTACGACAACTTTGGAAAAATCCCAATTGGAATTGGTGTCATTGCCAATGAATATGCAGCACTTGCTGCCATCATGTCCAAATCTAACGGCATTGTCTGATGCGACATTGCCGGACAATACAGCCGATGTTCTTTGCCATCCTGAGCCGTGATTATAACCACCAACAAACAATGTGAATGATTTATCAGTAGTAAAAACATAGACATCAATCGTCATTGACATCATGGTTTCTGTCCACGACTGAGGTAATGTGATCTTTATAAATCCAGTCTCGTCACGATAACCATTCCTAGCAGCGCCACCCGGACGGGCAATAGTGGTGACACCGTTTTCTTCAATCTGATTTGTTGTGCGAGAATCAAAATAATCGGTTACGTCGGCGTTGTTCGCCGGCTTGCCGCTACCTGTTATTTGCGTATCCCAATCGGCCTCGTTTGTAGTTGCGAACGCGCCTTGGCCTACAATGTTCTTTGCTGTGTTTCTGCTGGTCTTGTCAGCATCCTCATCCGGCTTCGGCCCAACAATAAGGCCGTAATTGACTTGCAGATTATCAACATCAATGTATTGCGCTTTCAGTCGACCGTTGTTATCGACGATGAAATTGCCGCTGCCGTCCTGTAATTTCCCAAACGTCAGTTTGGATATCAGCCCGTCATCGATAATGATGCGGTTGCCGTCTTTGATCAGTGCATAGGTCGGATTGACATCCGTATCACCAAACGCAATCTGATTGAAATTGAACACAGCACGGCTGGTGCCGCCCTCTATTCCGTAGCCAACGCCTGCCAACAATTTCGTGCCGTCGGGCGTGGTGCTCTGCAATCGCAATGCATAAATCGCGTCAACTGTGCTCTGGTCAGCCTTTACAGATATGTCTTGACTCACCGCGCCGAATTTGCCGTTGTAGTCGGCTTGCACGTATGTTTTTAGATCGGCGCGGGCTTGGGCCTCTTGCGCGACTTGATAGGCCACGCTTCCAGCGGTGTTCTCGTCGCCCGTGAGGTTGGGGATGGCCTCCAGTAGCGATCCCTGCAGCTTGCTCTCGGCAATGTCTTTCGACAGCGCTTTCAGAATAGCGTCGGGTTCGTTTTCCGTGGTGAATTGCAGCGGATACCAGTCGGACTGGCCGTACACGTTCACGCCACGGATATATAGATAATAGAGCGTGTCGGGGTGGAGGTCGGTCAGGGCGATGCTGCTGCCCACGCCTGAGCGCACGGCGTTGGACTCGATCTGTTCGTCGTTCAGCGGCGCATTGGCCATCCAGAATTCCCATACGGCGCCCGGCGTCAGTCCGGCCGGGGTGATCTGTGCCGTAAATGTGCTGACGGATATGTCGACGCTGTCCGGCGGCGCAGGCAGCAGCAGGCCGTTGACGTTGACGGTGCGGTAGACCCAGGCCGACAGCTGGCCGATGCCGTCCGCGGCGCGGGCGCGTGTTTGCCATTCGCCGGCGGTGGCGTCGAGCACGTCGACGGATACCGACGCGCCATTGCTGGCTGTGTGCCAGCCGCTGTCAGTCGGCCCGCGCGTTTCGATGATGTAGTTCTGCACGCGCACGTCGTCGCTGGGCGAGACGCTGACCGTTAGCGCTTGGTGCTGGGTGCCGCCGGCAATGTAGGTGTAGGACGTGACGTCGATCTTTGACGGCGGCGTGATCGGGCCGGTGGGGATGAGTGAGTCGAGCGGCGGCTCGAGGTAGATGCCCTGCTCGACGCGGGCGTATTTTGTAGGGTCGTGTTCGAGCGCGGTGATCGTATAGCGTAATTTGCCGGCGGTGGCGCCGCTCTCGCGATTGCCGATCACGCGGAACTGGCGCGGCTCGACGCTGGCGCTGGCGAGGATCCAGATCGCGCCGTGTACGGGCACTTGCGACAGCGGCTGCGTGAGCGTGACCGTGTTGTCGTCGAACGACGCGACCTCCCGGCGCTCGCTGCCGCCGCTGGGCAGCATGGCGTCGAGATACCAGGTATCGCCGCCGAGCGCCTGCTCTGGCACTTTGTCGAGCGTGAGCACGGACGTGCCGACTTGCAGAAAGCGCCCGCCCAGGCGCGCGCCGGCGCGCTGCGGGTCGCTCACGCGAATGATCGCGCCCGGGCGCAGCTTGGCGTGCTCGCTGGTGCCGGTGTACGTGACCGTTTCGCCCTCGTTGCGCTCGGTCTCGCGTGCCCATAGCCCGACACGGCGCGCCTGGCCGCGGCTGTTGCAGCCGACCGCGGTCAGGTTCGCGGGCTTCCAGCCGAAACGCTGGATGCGCTCCTCATCCTCGACAATTTCCGGCACGAGGCGGTCGTTGCTGTCCGGGTCGTTGTAGCTGACCAGCCACGCGCTGTGCCGGCCCGACCGCGAGGCGCCCGAGTATTCGAAGCAGCCGCCCTTGCCCTCGATCACGTTCGCGGGCGTGACCAGTTTTTCGGGGATGCCGGGCATGTCGGCCACGGGCACGACGGTATTCGTGCCCCAATACGTCATGCCGCGGAAGACGCTCGCAAGCTGGTTCAGCGCGTCATAAACATCAGCCTGAGCGGAAATGACGGTGTTGAAGGCATAGCGCGGCTCCTGGCCGCCGAACCCGTCATCAACCAGCTCGTCGCAATAGCGCGCGATTTCATACAGCGACCATTTGTCGACGAAGCGCAGGCCGACGCCGTAGCGGGCGTTCGTCGCGATGTCGAAGTAGCACCACGCGGGGTTGTCGGTCCACGCCTGCTTGAACGTACCGTCCCAGAGTCCGCTGTACGTGCGCGTCTCGGGGTCGTAGTTCGACGGGACCGATATGATCAGGCCCTTCACGTCGTACTTGCGGCCGGGGACGCTGTCGCCGAACTGTCGGGCGCCGACCTCGACGCCGAATCCGGCGGTGTCTGGGTAGATCAGCTTGGCGTCGATCAGCTCGGAGTAGGACGCCCAAAAAGTTTCGTTCTGGACGTTGGATTTGTCGCTGTCGGGCGTGACGCGGCGGTGGCGGATGCTCCACGGCCCCTCGCCGACCAGATCAACCCGCCGGCTGCGCTGATACGGCGCCGTGGTCTTGCCTTCGACTGTGTCGACCAGCTGTTCGACCCAGCTGCCGCCGTTCGGGAGCACGTCGATCGCATATTCAACGCTCGTGCCGTGCAGGTCGCCGGTTTTGGGGTCCTGGTACGTCAGCTGCGGAATCTGCGTGACGATGCGTACCGCGTCGACGGCCAGGTTGCTGATTGTTCGCACGATCGAACCGATCTCGGTGACCTGCGCGGACACGTCTTTCGGCCGGCCGACGCCTGGCTGGCGCGGGAACGGCGTTTGATCCGGCAGGCCAAACCGATCCGCCCGGCGCAGTCCGTAAAAATTGAACGAACCGTCGTCGTTTTGCACCGGCGTTTCGTCGAGATACATCGACCGGAACCCGTCGACGAGACCGACGATCGGCCCCTCGCCGACAATGTCGATGATGCGCGCGGTGGCGTTCGAGCGCAGCGTGTTCGGGTCTTCCTGGGCCACGCGGCCGCCGCCGCCGCCGCCTTTGCCGCCGCCCTTGTGGCCGACCAGCAGTTCGATTTCTTCGGCGACTGCGCTCATTTAATTCTCGCAAATGTCAGGCTTAAAAAAGCCCGCGGGTGGCGGGCACGGGATGCATTGTTGGAGCAGCTACGTTGCTACCGGATCGTCCGGCTCGTAGTCGCTGCCGAGCGCGATATCGTCGGCGGATAAATCCGCGCTGACGACGATCGAACCGACCCGCATGCGGCCGTATATCAAAGGCACCGGCAGGCCCTGGGTGCTGGTGTTCGTGGGACCGTCGAAAAGAAATGACGGGCGTTCGCCAGGGCGTTCGCGGTCGCTGTAGCTGTCGGTTTGCGGTGTGGGAGAGAGCATACTCGTGAGCGAGTCCAGCGGGGTCGTGAACGCGGCGATTGCATTCTGCGGCCCGAGCAACAGCAAGCCGAGCACAGCCTTGAATGCGCCGCCCGCGCCCTCCGCCGCGGGCATTATGTGGATCTCGCTCGCCTTGCCGAGCCCCATGTGCACGTCGTCCCGGCTGAGGTCATTCTCGGCGTCCAGCGGGCCGCGGAAAACGTGCCAGTTGCCGTCTTCGATGGTCTCGCGGAAACCAGGCAGCTGGCAGCCCAGCGCGCGGCAGGCTTCGCCGGCGTCACGCACATCGAGCCGAAATGATTCGCCGAATGCGGCTAGCGATCCGTGCAGATAAATAGTACGTAGCATGCTGCGCCTCGTTAATCGGTGTCTACGTATCGCAGGATCATTCCGCCGCGATCCTGGGCAATGTGCGGCAGCCACCGGTTGAGCGGTTCGCGTTTCGACAACGCCCTGGGCTGCACAGGCCCGCCGCTGCGCGTCATCGGATGATGTAGACACTCGCCGCGCTCGAGCAGGATGCCCCCATGGTTGGGCACCGGAGATCGAATCTGAGCGAGCCACGCGTCGCCCGGCTCGGCCTCTGCGTGCAGTATCTGGCGAAAGCCGGCCTGCGCAAAAAACTCCCGGTACAGATCGCCGCCGTCCTGCCACCACAGCCAAGCGCGCGGTATCTCGATCAGATCAATGCCGCGCTCCAGCGCGTAGTAGTCGCGTATCAGCGAATAGCAGTCGGTTACACCGTGCACGAACGGTCGGTCTTCCAGCGCCGGCCGTTCGGTGCCGTCGCCCCACCACGTGATATCCGTCGCCGCCTGGCCATCGGTCGCGACAATGCCCCATGGCACGGCCGTCGCCAGCTGCCCACGCATGTCCTGCTCGCTGGGGCAGGCCGGATAATCTGGGTGGCTGTGTACGATGCCGGCCAGGCCGCAGGCACGGGCTGTCG